TTTTACTTCTTCCTCCTTTTTTTCTATCTGTTCTGGATTATTAGCATGTCTTATTACGTTCATCTGATAGTGCTTCTTAGTTCCGTCAGCCATCTCTACAGTCAAAGTACCTCCTTTAACTTCTACAATAGTCCCTTCCCCACCTTCTGGTAATTTTACAGACTTATTTAAACCAAACTCTTGCTCCTCTTTTAACAGCTTAATAATAGCCTCCTTCAATTTCACCCTTACCATCTCATTTGGCTTATCATTCAGGTTATCCTTTTTTACGGGCTGCATTTGTAATTTCTTGTCCGATTTTTCCATTTCGGTACTATTAGCTACAAATAAATCATCGTATGCCTTTGGGTCCTTTTTTAATTTATTTACTACTTTCTTTTGGATTTTAAAGTAGTTACTTAACGTCATTTCAGATATTGGGAGTTCCTCCATTTCAAAATCAATAGCCTTTGCTACGATTTTTGGATTCATCCTATCAATCTCAAGGCTTAAATCTTTTTGTTCGTTGACAGATTTCTTTGCTTGTTTTGTGGCAATAGCGTACATTTTAGACTTTGGACCTTTATAAGTCTTCTTCATAGCCTTTACAATGTCTTCTTTCTTCTTAGTTTCAGCTTTAGTAAGTTTCCTCTCTTTTATTTCATCATCTTCATCGGTATCTCTTTCTTGATTATCACGCCAAGCATCGTAATCATCATTATGATCGATATCTTTTACATCATCTTCAAACTCCCAACCACCGTAAGGGTCTTCAATATACCTTGGATCAGGGACATCAAATCGTCCCTCATTTGCGCTAGCAGGTCTCATCAACGCCATCATAGCCTGATTTCCTGTTCTATCCATAATCCTCTCTACCTTATCTGAATCTATCTTAGTGCCTTTACTAGTTACAAGTTTTCCTTGGTTAGCTAATTTAACTAAGGTAGTGTACATATTAGCATCATGCATCCCAGGATATTTTGAATATAACTGTGTAGGAGTGATACCCTCAGGGTAGTTAGTATCAACCCAATCAATTATACTTGATATATCAGAGTCTTCTATGCTAGCTTGGTAATCTTCTTTTATGATTCCCTTGTTTTTTAATATCCTAATAGCATCGTCATACGATGTCATATTATTTATCCAAGGGAGCTGAGAGTCTTTTCTGACTTCGCTGATGAACCTATCTTTAGATACCTCACCTACTTTATGCTTTCTATATAATTCTAGAGCTGTCATACTAATAAATATGTGGTTTTTATCTACCTTGTCCCCTATATTTTTTAGGTTTTGGGGTATGTTTGTTATAAGATTTTTGAGCTGATCCTAATTTACGAGCTCCAAATACTACTTTATTTTTGCTATCAGATGATGATTTAGCCATCTTACAGTGATTTTGCTTTTACGTATATTGATTTGATTTTTACAAGTATTTTGTCTACAGACTTTCTAGTGTGGCTCATCTCTTTTAACTCGCCACCCTCATTAAGACTTTCTTTTAGCTTATTTAGGTACTCCATAAGAGTGTTTATCCTAGATAACTCTTTGCGAACAATCTTAACGCCCTCATGATACTGCTGCGCTTTTGTTCTAGTGCTTGTATTTTTCCGGAATGAGTTATAATTTTCCGCTAGTACTCCCTCCCACAAGCTCTTATACTCAAATCCACCTTTTGATGGTCTGTTTGGTATAGATGGAGCGGGAGTGAATCCAAAATGAGTCACAGCATAATCCTCTTTGATTTTACCTGCTGCTAGTTTTGGCTCTTTGTCCTTCTCTCCTTTCATCTCTGGACCTTTATACTTCTTAGCGGGATTGTCTAGTCCAGGATTATATGCCTCACCTCCACCTGTAACGGACTCCTCGTCTAATTCAGAATTATCAAAAGGATTATCTAAATTTTTTCTCAGGGCGTAGCTAGTGATTAGTTTAACTTTATCATCCAAAATCCTTCCGTATTGAGAAATTAAATCACGGTCTCCGCTTTTTTCTGCTACAGAGTAAAGCTGTTTAAAGTATAAATACTCTTGATAAAAGGAATCTAGGATAGGATCACTATTCCTCTCTTCCCTTAGTATACGTACATGTTCTTGAATATCCATTACTTAATCTTATTTACCTCTTCTACTAATTCTATAAATTGTAGTATACCTGTGATAGTCTCATCCTTTACGGCTTTATTCTCTTTGATAGGCTTTATGAATTTGACTACTTCTGCTAGCTTAATTTTAGTGGCTGCATCGTCAACTTTTTTAGTAAGCTCTAATATTTCAGCCTTTAGTGTAGTTAATTGCTCGTTTAAATATTCTGCAAGTGCTGTGCTATCGGAAATGCTATTGATGTAGGTTTTCAGTACCTCTTTTTGACGAGCAGACATTCCCTGGTATTTTTCGTTGAACTTTTCTACAAGGATTTTATAGGCAAGGATTCTTATCTCTTTATCCTCTTTCATCAGCTCTTCTATGATTGCTTTAGGAGCTGATTTATCAAATATAGGCTCTTTAGTTATATGCTCTAGTATTGATATTTTGTTATTAAATACTTGAGTTACATCTGATTTTTTATTACCTTGCGATTCAAAGATAGTGTAAATTGATGCGTAAACTTTGTAGTTATCTATTTTAGCTTTGAAGAACTCATCTAGATTGTAATGTCTCTTTACTTCCTTTATCAGATTGAACTTCTGCTTTTCTATTTCGGACTTATTCAGTTTTTTATATTGCTCTAATACGGTATTTATTAATATATCAGCCTTTGCCTCATTTATTTTTTGGCTATTAATAAGACTGTTATACAGATAATATTCTCTACCCAACTCAGTGTTAGTAAAATATTTCTTCAACAGTTTTACGGCACGAGAGTCTTTATTTTCCAAAAGATCTGCCGTAGTCCTTCTTACTAGTAATTCGAATAAAATTCCTGAATTACGGTACTTTGAGTGTTTAATTACAGACATTTTTTTACTTATGAGTCTATCAATAAATATACAGTGTTTTACTCTAAATCTGGTTTTATGTTAGATTCGTCTAAAATAGTTGACTCAGATTCAAATAATAGTACTGGTCGTTCCGTATTTTTGAACATTTTTTTAAGGGAATCTGCGTTTTGTAAGTATATTGCCTTTGTACTTTCCATACTTAAAGGACCTCCTCTAAACTCAAGACCTGACTTATCCTCTCCTGTTTCAGCATTAGATTTCATACCATAAGTACCTAACCTATCCCTACCAAAGGCATCTTTATCAGTTCCCCTTATAGAAGCATACTTTTGTGGTCTTCCAGGTCTTGTTTTAGGTTCACTGGGATTTAACTCATTATAGCCTGTAGGTAGATTTTGTGGCGTTGTTCCTCCATATAGTGCTGCTATTTGGTGAGGAGTTCCGTATGCTTTTCCTGACTCAGCAGGGTCGTTTCCTTCTTCGGCAATCTGTTTATAACGGAATTTCTTCTTCTGATCCTCCACAATCATGTCCTCTAGCTCACCAAAAGTATCTTCCGAAAGCCTAAAAATGTTCTGCCATATGTACTCTTTTGGCAATATAGAATTTTCTACAGCAGATGTAGCCATATCTAACTTCTCTTTGAACATTGCCATCCTTTCCTGGTCGTAGATTATAGATGGATTTGTCAGAGATATATCAAAGTTTGCCACAGAATCGTCAGTATACCCATGAGAGTATAGATGTACTATTGCTATTTTCTTTAATTCTGATAGTACAATTCTCTGAATCCTCTCTACAGTTCTTGCAAATCGGATATCCTCGGCAGCAAGTGTGGCTTTACCTGTCAAATCTTTTTCATATCCTAGGAATGCTTTAGGTATTTTTAGTGCCGCAAACAGTTTTTCCCGGAAATATGTAACGTCCTCAATACCATTATACTCCAATCCTTTAGCGGTATCTATCCTAGTCGAAGTATCGTTACCTCTTACAGGGATGAAAAAGTCCTCTAATAAGTTCTGTTGATTGTATTTTAAGTTATACTGTCCTGTTTGTGGGTCAATAAGAGGAGTTTTCTTCATCTTATTAATCATCCTTTGCATGTAATTTTCTACTTCGTTAGGCGGTATTGCTCCTACGTTCGTATAGAATATTCTCCTTTCTGGAGCCCTAGTAATCCTATGAATCAACATAGCATCCTCTATAAGGGTATACTGTTTGAATAGCTTCCTTGCGTTTTCTAGATAGGATCTTCCATATGGTAGATAGTTTACGTCTCCAATTAATCTAAAGTGAGCCATTTCATAGTTATCAAACCAAATACCCGCATCTTGGTTATTGAAAGCCGAACTATACCCCGAAATCGAGCTTATTGCTGCTGTAGGATCATACTTAAATCTAACCTCATTTGGATTTTTTGGATCAAATCCTTCTTGTCTTACTATGTTATATGAAGAAAATGGAATTACATTGTATACTCCAAAGCCCTCTGCAATCTCCATTTTTATAAAGAAGTCACCATATTTGCACATATTCCTAATCCAAGACCATAAGTTAAACTCTATATTCATCACGGAATAGAAGAGATTTTCTAATAAATCTTGAATCCTTTCGTCCGAAGATCTGATTGTTAGTACTTGTCCCTGCTCATTTTTCAAGGTACATTCGTCTGATATAACGTCTAGAGCAGAAGAGATTATCGCATCCGTATCCATTGCATCGTAATCGGCATATATCTGCACCCTAGCTGATTGATAGTTCTGTGCCAGGTTAAGGTTTACTCCGTATGCTGTAGAAGTTGTGTAGACCTTGTGGAATCTATCTATAAGGCTATTCGTCTGTATTACGCCATTAGACTGAATTCTATCTGTATCAATTACAGTTAGTTCGTTATTACTATTATTCCTTATAATAACGTCCGTAGAGAATAATCTCCTTAGAGCGGAAAAAAGGTTTTCTTGTGGTTTTATTTCGGTATTGTCTGCCATTTTTATTATATTAGCCAAGTTAAATCTACTATTTTTTGTTCTGTTCCTGTAGTCACCTCCATAGTCCAAGGAGTGGTTGTCAGGGTTTTTTCTGTATTGTACACTGGTTTACTAGCTCCCGTCCTCGTCATACTACCTAATGCTGCATAGGTAAGATTATCTGCCGTAGCTTTATATCGTAAGGAAGATTCTCGAAGGTACATTGCTATCGCAAAAGACATTACTAAGTCATCGTTTCTGCCTTGCATTGCTTGTGCCTTTCCATTTTTCCATATAAAGCTTCTCAATTCGTCTAATAATCTTTCTGACTTAAAGGTTACTGATTTTGTTTCTATTAAATCTCTAAGCCTTTCCACAGCTAGAGGTCTAGTTTTTTGACTCATGGTAAATCCAGGAACTAGACCATCTCCTCTATTATATTTATTTACATACTCCTCAAAAGAAGCATTATCCACCTTATGAGAATAGTACATGTTTGTGTAACCTCTGTCAACTATAGTCTGAACTACGTCCCAACCTATATTTGAATTTTCAACTACGACTAATGCATTGTTATATTCAGAGGCTACACCTAATATTACACTAGCATAATCTCTCGTATCTATTTGAGATTGGTACTCTGCTACTTGAGTTAAAGTCTCTGTGTCTATAACGTGAAATGCAGAATAGTCCATTCCATCTCCCCTAGCTACGTCTGCAACTAACATATAGTATTTAAGTTGTTCCGGGTATTCCCATATCCATAGAGACTTATCTACCCCTCTTCTTTCTATAGGCTCACATACTATAGTGTCGGCATAATCTTTTAGAACTTCTGGTAATATTACAGTTGCTCCCGATGTTGAGAAGTCGCAATCACATTCTTGAGCTGCGTTTCTCAATCCTAGTTCTTTATCTTGCTGATCTCTCCATTCTTGAGTTCTTTCTGGATGAACACTCCAAGGAAGTGATACAGGAATAAAGCCATTCTTTTTTGCTTGAGCTTTTTTATAGGTCTTTTCAAACCAATTACCCATGCCGTTTGGAGTAGACAGTGCGATACATTTACCACCAGTTGCAAGGGTTTGTTGCGCTGATGTGAATATCTCTTCTGCTCCATCTATAAACGCAGCCTCATCTAATACAAGCAACGATACCGCTTCCGAACGGGCTGAATCTGCTGCTGCTGATACTGCTTTTATTTGTGATCCATTTGATAACCTAAGGCTTAATCTATTGTCTTCTTGAGCTCCTACCTTTAACCAAGTTGGTAGATTCTGATAAGCAAACCTTACCTTAGTTACCATATTCTTAGCTGTTTCCTGCTTTGTTGCTATGACAAGTACGTTCTTGTCTTTATTAAACAACATAAGCCATAGAGCATAAGCAGACACTAAGGTTGATATGCCTAACTGTCTAGATTTATTTATAATTACACTATCTGGTAACTGATATAATCTTAATACCTTTTCCTGAAATGGGTATAGATTAAATAAAATCCTACCTCTTTGAGGATGTTGTATCATGTAATACTTCTTCATGAAATACACCGGGTCTCCTGCGCACTTCATAAATTCTTCTCTGAGCCTTTCCTTTAAGGAAGTAGTATTACTTTCTA